CCTTGGTTTATTAAGTGTTGTATGATTTGCCATTCGTCACTCCCCTCTTTCAAGTAGTTTTTTAAGTTCTTCATCTAAGTCCGTCATCTGTGTGTCAACTATCATATCTTCGATTATACCTGCCACTACATTAGGTTGTGTCTCTGCCGTAAACAATGTCATATAGGTGGACTCTGCTATTCCTTTAATGTTCTCAGGACTATCAGCGTATCTATATATACATCTAAGCAAAGAACCAATCATTAGTCTATACCCATTTGGTAACACCAATGCTGGGTCAAACTCTTCGTCATCTTCTAATAGATGGTCGGTTGCGTCGAAAGCATTTTCAAAGTGTTCCCCACATTCAGGACATGGTGGAATCTTTTTCCTAGTCATTCACTCCCACCTTCTGAAGGAAGTATTGTGAACCTTCTTGTACGAACATAGAGTTCACATCTTGCCCATCAGGTAGTTGTATAATAGTAATTGGTAACTCTCTTGCTAATGATGTAGCGAATTCTTTTCCTGGTTGGTCTCCATCAGCAAAGACAAACACTCTCTCAAAGTCAGCAAGCAATCTAGTATAATGCTTCTTCCAACTGTTAGCACCAGGCACACCAACACATGGTATACCCACTAGTGATGACATAGTAATTGTATCTATCTCACCTTCACATATACCAATGTAATCTCCTGCTTTTTCTATATCTAAAACATTATACATCTTAGTATCTGAGCCAGTCATTCCCATGTACTTAGGTTCAACAGCAGGATTAAGAGAGCGAAAACGCAAATCGACAACGCCACTCTTGGTAATATACGGTATGGATAGTCGTCCTGTGAATGCTTCATGTCCAACCTCAGGCTCCGCGACCACGCCTAATCGTGCCAACCGTGCTGCTTCCATTGTTATACCGCGATTTTTTAGGTAGGCTTCTGCCTGATAAATGTTTGCCGCGTACTTCTGAGTTGCTTGTCCCAGCAATTCTTTCTGCGATTCCTTTTGCTTCACGGATGTCTACCCTTTCTTGTTGCGCAACGATTTGTAACGAATTGCCCTGGACTCCACAAGCAAAGCAGATGAAAATATTCTCATCAAGATTCGCACTCCCACTTTGGTGCGTGTCACCATGAAAAGGACACTTGAGATTGACCTGCCCATGACCTTGACGTACATTTGCTCCATAGTGGATAAGTATTTCTCTAATGCTCGGTAAGTCATTCACAGTTCCTCTCAATCCATTGCTCCAAATTCTCTACTACCCAGGCTTTATCTATACCAGCCATGCGTCTTTTAATTATAACATACCTAGGTGGGATTTCATCTAAGCCTCTAGCCTTGGCATAGTTCTCTGCTTCGACTGTGGCTTCTGCCCAGAACTTAGGTAAGTCAATCTTCTTTGTTGCTTTTAATTCAAAGATATAAGTTTGTCCAGCAACCATAGCAACTATGTCGCCTTCATCTTTAGCACCTGCTTTAGTTAAGCGTTCAGCAAATACTTTCTTAGACCTTAACCATTTCATTACTGAAGTTTCAAAGGTCGCACCCTTGCGTTTACCATAACTACTCACGCCATGCCACCTTAGGATACTTAGCAAAGTTAATGAAGAAGAATAAGAAATCGAGTCTAGTAACCCAAGCAGTAACTGTTGCTACTTCTTCTTCCGCCCATTCTATAATAGGATATCTTTCAAACCCTATACCAAAACAATACCTAGTGTTTAACGAAACAGTTACTGTATATCTTCCAATATCTTTTTGCATTAGTGATTCTCTGGGATATCGTCAACGAACATATACTCAGGGTTAAAGGCAATCCATGTCATGAGGCCTCCTCCTGCGTCTGCTTTTCCGTATCTGTTTTTAACTGGCGCGACACCCATTGAGGTCCCAACAACTCCGAGAGTGCAGATGAGAGCAGGTAGTTGTGCAACCTTGCCCTGAATAGCACTTCGCGGTTGACACGGAGAACCTGTAACTGCTTCACTAGTATGATGAAGCACAACAACAGCAGCATTAGTTGCACGAGCAAGATACTTTAACTCCTTCATGATGGCTCGCATAGAAGCGAACTCTTCACCACCATCGGTGGCTACGTCCATTAAATTATCTACTACAATTAGAACTGGTGGGCAACCCCATAGTTCCTCAAATGCCTGCACTTCTTCATCAATATCTTGAAGTGTTGGTGCAGATTCAAATGACCAAACAATATGATTACTCTTTGAGAGAGTAGCCTTAGTCCAACCTACATCAGATGATAACATTCCTTCTACATCTGACTGACTCTTACCCGAAATCATAGACGCTAATCGCATAGCCATCGTATGAGCGTTAGTATCTGCCGATATATACAACGTCGGCACTTTCATTTTAAGTGCTAATGCTAATGCTAAAGTTGATTTACCCACACCTGGCGCTGCTGCGAACATCGAAACTTCGGAACGACGGACAATGATTTTGTTGGAATCGAACGCCTTAAAGCAGGAAGGTAAAGGTTCCCCTCCAATACTGGCACGACCAACTGAGCGGACAAGTGTACGCATCCTGGTTCCTTTCTATTTTGAAAGAAAAGTCGTAACCAAAATGCAACTGGTGTAATTCGGCTACGACTTTTCCTCATTATTTAATTGTTAGTTAACTGGTTTGCATTGGTCGGGTGTGCCTTGTGGTGAAGGACACGCCCAGAATGCATAAGGCTTTCCACTTGCTTTGCTAATTCCTTCTCGCCAAATACGAGCACCATGCTTACATACTGGTGCTGCTGTACCTGATGCTGGCAACACCTGGGTTGGAGGCGAGGAGGCTAAGGGCTTTGTGCCGATAGTGGAACTCGTGGTCGATAAAGGGGCTAGTGTGTAAGCACCTACTACCTTCTGTTGCACAGAGGAGATTTGTGTAGAGTAATCGCCAATGCCTTCTAACAGCACAGACAATTCATCTGCCGTGTTTGCACGGATGTTTATCATATCACCTGATGGTGTCTTATAGGAAACTTGTAGTTTCCAGTCTTCATTTGCCATGTTTCTCATTTCTTAGAGGAGAACTGACAATACTCTGTCAGTCCACATCTATTGCAGTTGTTTGTATTTGGTATAAAAATTCCAGCCTTACGTGCTTTGTCAAATCCACTAACAAGATACTCTAACTTCTCATCTGTGTATCCAGTTAAATCTATGAGTGGAGTAGTTCCTTCTTGTCTTGCCATCCAGTAGGCTCCGTACTTAACATCTACCCCTAGAACTTGTTTAAGTCCTAGGCGGTAGAAGCCAAGTTGTAGCGTGCTGAAAGGGGTTTGCTGTGAAGTCTTTAGGTCAACCACGACTAATTCACCATCAACTTCAAAGACTCTATCGATAACCATCTTAACAGGTATATCGGCAAAGGTAGGTGTCAAACCCAATTCAACGGCAGGTGCGCCTTCTGGTGTGTGCCAGATTTTCCAGTTGTGATTAGCAATACGCCAATCGATATATGATTGAACCCATTCAGGTCCAGTCTTTTGCCAAAAATCTACGTTCTCTTTATTAGGGAATGCTTTGGTAGCACGACCACCAACCCTAGCGAAGGTTAAATCTTTACCATCTGATTCCTTTGCCCATGCTTTATCCCAGTAGTTCTGTGCTAGTAACATTATAGGTTCTCCAAATCCCAAGCCTCAGTTGCTGAGTGAAAGGCGGAGCCACCCACAGACCATACCGAAGGTTCTTCGGGTAGTTGAAGTAATCGACCTAGGTAATACTGATACCCACAGTCAATGAATGTTGTAAACGCTGAGTATGATATATGCTCAGGTAATGTATATCCTTGCAGTTCAATTGCCATAGGTATATTATATATCAATCAGGTAAATCTGTCAACTATAAAATATACTTGACATCTATCTTTGTTAGGTGTATAATTAAATACATAAGATAATATATATAAGACCCCTCTGGGGTCTATTATAATATATATATAATATATACAATAGGATATAATGAGTAAACTATCTGACTTTGATTTAGACTTATCGGTAGGACAGGCTGGCGAAAGACTGGTCGAAGGGTTACTGACTGGTAACAAAACAATAGAAGTCAAGACTGATTTAAAGTGGAAGAACACAAACAATATCTATATAGAAACCGAGTGTTGGTCTCACAATAACCAGTCTTGGTATGCTTCAGGTCTATCTGCAACGAAGGCTGAATACTGGGCATTTGTATTAGAGGGTGTGGTACTTATTGTACCTACCTCAGTATTGCGCAGAGCGGTTGAGTTGTATGGGGAAGAGATAACCTGTGACATAGAACCAAACCCAAGCAAAGGATATCTTGTACAACCAGGATATGTGCTCTGGGTCACAAAAGAGTTATCTAAGTAGCGAGGGGAAGGCTACCTAGAAAACACAAAAGACCCCCCTTCCGAAGGTGATTACCTAAGGTCGGGGGGTTTCGTGTCTCTAAAGGCCGTTTAAAGCCGTTTAAAAGGTATTACTTGGAGCCTACTCCAAAATCTGATTCAGCCTTATCTGCCCATTTAGCCAATGGACCGAACACAGCGCCGATTGCAATAGCGTACTGTGGTGCTAGGTCGGCTGCTAATGCCAATCCTAAAGTGATTGCTGAAGCAAGGACTGCTCGCAGGTAAGACTTAAATGCTGCCTTTTGCTTTGCTGATAACTTGAACTTCTTCATTTGCTCTCTTTCTTTTTTGGGAGTGGCTTTAGTTTTAAGGCCATAGCCCTGGCCTGGTCTACCGTATTGTATACGGGTCTATCCATCCAAGAGAACCAAGGAGATGTATCCTTAGCATGCTTCTCTTCAATGGAAATATGTATATGTTTTGTATGTGGGTTGGAACCAGTATAGTTCCTATTACCCTCACCGTTTCTTTCTTTAGACCAAATCTTCTTGTTAAATATTAAATACTTTACACGCTTGTCTGTCTTTAGATTTTCAAATATCTCAGCGCAGTCTATACCATTCTTAGGGTCATGGGTGAGGTCTACTGCTAGCCCAGTATTGTGGTCCGAAGTTGGACTCGCCTTCAGATGAGCAGCAGATGGTAGAAGACCATCGCTTGCTTTCTTGCGCTTCGGTCTTAATGCCGTCGCTTGGCGCAGCACAGCAACTGCAGCAGGTGTGGCTTTCTTGGCAACAGTTGTCATTTACTTTTTCCTTATCCATACTTGCCATCCCTTACGTAGGATTTCGATTTCATCTTTGTGTTTGTTTAGCCAAGCATCTATTGCTGGCTTAGGGTTCTTATCTGTACCGTCTGGGTGGTCCCACTCATAGTCATCAAACGCCATGATACCCTTTGGCTTTAACAAATCCCAGGATAAATCAGCATCTAATGTTACCGATTCAGGTAGGTGGTCACCATCAATATAGATAAAATCATACTTGAGTTCTCTGTGGTTTTTTAACCAGTCACCACTAAATGCTTTATGTGCTTGAACTTTCTTGCCATAAGAAGCAGTCTGTTCCTTGTAGGCTTCCTGTATATCATCCCAGTCATAGATTGATTCATGCTGTAGGTTACCACACCAAGGGTCTATGTCTACCAGTAATGATGATGGGTCAGTAAGTATATTCTCTAGTAGCCAAGCAGATGCGTTGCCAGTAAAGACACCTATCTGTAGGAACTTAAGATTCTTCTTACCTTTAAACTCTGCTAGTCCTGATTCAAAGTCAGCAACTGTAGCATTATCGTAGAACCATTTAGGAAATTTGTCCGCTTTTGTCCCCATTGTCCCTATCTTCCTATTAGTTGTTTAACTAGGTCGGTTAGTAACTCAACCTTCTCGTCCAATTGATTGACCTTATCCCTTAAACTGGACCCTCCATTGGGTTTAAGTTCATTAAGATAATGTTTAACCATCCATCTAATAGATGTCGCTAGTGCTCCTATTAAAGTGGTTACGGCTACGGCCAGTCCAGCCCAATCAGTTGGTGTCATCATGATTTCCTATACGGTTCTAATGGTTACTTCAAGGATACCACCAAAGCCACTAAAGCCTCTATCTGGTGGGGTTCCACGAGTAAACGATATCTGTTCAATTACAATCTGGCGAGATTCACCAGTCGTGAAGTCTTGTAGTGTAACTACGTCTCCACTCTTTTCAATATTTTCAAGTGCTTGAATTCTAGCAAATGCTCTTCCTTCGTATCCCACTTGAACGTTATATCTATCTGTTTCAACATCAAAGCAGTACAGTGGGAACTGCATGATTTGCTGACGAGGCGTAGCGATAGTAGCCTTTGCTTGGTATCCCTTAAAGGTTGGACCCAAAGATGTATATGTAGCATCTCTACCAAAGATAAACTTATATGCTACATATTCTTGTGCTGTCTCAGGCTGAGATGTTGTTACCTCAACTGCTGGAACGGTAGGACTATAGGTAATAATTTCATATTCAGTATTGTTTCTATCTATAATATCCAAAGCAAGACTGCCATAGGAGAAGTCACCACGACCAAGGAGACGCTTAAAGTTCTTTGGCTCTAGTGTGCCGTACCGAATAAACCCTGTGGTTAGATATCCAGTAGGACGTAAGGTAGATTCTGCTTCAATATTAATTGTTCCAGTTTTATTAACCAATGCTGTAGCAGATGATACTGCGGTTGATGCAACGTTAGCACCTGTTACGGAGTAGGTAAATGTAGTAGTAGACGGAACGCTAGCAACTGTGTATTGCCCGTTGAATACGGAACTAGATACAGCAGCAACACCTTCTACCCAAATAGAATCACCAACGGCTAAGCCGTGTACCGCAGAGGTAGTAAGTGTAGCAACACTAGATGTTTTTGCTTTGTTAGTAATTGTCCCAGCATTAACTGCTGTGGTGCAGAATACAAGTCTATTTAAATCACCAGCAAAAGCGCATGATGTAGTACTATATCCAGTTATATCATCAACATACAAATCATTTGCGTATGCAAACCGTAATGTTTCTATTTCATTTCCTAGGTCAATACGGATAACGCCAGGATTTCCAGCAACGCCAGTAGCGCACCAGACGAATTTGTCTCGTGCGGCAAAGTCATAACACGGCTGAGTAGTCTCTACAATTAGTGGACCATAGTTAATGGAGCCGTCAGTATCTGAGACAACTGCCGCACGGATTCCCTTATTTGTCCCAATCATCATGTATCCAAGATAGTAATATATCTTGTGGATGATTTCTCCTACAGGCATCTCTGCTGATACAACAGCGGATGTAAGTGTAGGCATCGTGCCAGATGTACTTAATGTAAATTTAAAAATAAATGATTGAATGCCACTATAGGCAGCAACATAAATAGATGAACCAGATGATGATATTGAAGAAAAGACTATATCGGAATCGCCATGAGTATACAAGGCTGTTGGTAGGGATGACGCTGTTGTTGGGAATTCAAAAATTTTATTATTGATAGCCATAACAATACGGTCTTTAACATATTCCATTGTACCTTTAGATACTACAAGAGAACTGCTATTAAATAGTAAGGTGGCTGAGGTAGATGAATCACCAGTCAAAGGTTTCTTATATACAGCAGTCTTATCAACACCTGAATCAAGAATGCGTGTTACCCAATAAGCATTAACGCCATCGTCACAGATAGCAAACACAGGGTAATCAGTACCTGCTGCGTTATCTATGAAGTGAGTTTCTGTTCCGTCTACTGCAATCTTGTCAACATCATACTCATCATGTAGCAATACACCGTTAGTCCCACCCCATTGGATAGAACGTAGTTGTTGGAATGGACGCTTGTTAGATTCAATGTCACCAGTTGTATAGTGAGCAGTAGATGTATTCTTAAGCATTGTGACTTGTCCCTTAGTCCATACATCAACACCTTTGCTGTCAGTAAATCTGTGTGCTACAGTTTCACCAGCAGATGGGTCATAGAACTTAATACCTGCTCCGCCATGAAAGGAAGACTGAGAACGAATCCACCAGCCAGTAAGTGATTGCTCACCTGGTTCTGAACCATTATCAAATTGGTCCTTACGAAATGGTGCTGTCTGTCGACGGTAAGGTCGAGCATCTGAGATGGCATAGAAAAATGGCAAGCCACCAATAGCAATGTCATATGCTTCTGCCGTATTCTGCCAAGTAGCAGAAGACGATACAATACCTAAGTCAACCGCAATCGCTCTACTAGAACGACCTTCGGTAATATCACGACCAGCCACTTATTCTCCTAACGGTTCACCATCACAACAGTTAGCCTTCATATGACAATGAGGACATAACCACCTGGTACTTATTGGTTCAAATTCTTTATTACAGAAATCACATTCAAGCAATTAAAGCGCTGCAATTTCCTCTGGTGTTAATCCAAGTGCTGCAAGTTTTGCTTCGGCAGATGCTTTGGCTGCAGCCTTGGCTGCTTCCGCTGCTTCACGTTCTGCTTCTTTAATTGCAGAAGCCTCTCTTTGTGCTTCCGCTTGAGAAATTTCTTCGGGAGTTAACTCTACTAAAGTTTCCTCTCCTGTAGTGCAATTTATTATTAGTTTAGTTGGCATTTTTTCTCCTTTGTTGTTAGACTTTTAATATGCCGTATAATGAAAGGGTGGAACCAGTAAGAAGGGTCGTTGAAGAGTTACCGTCAAACGTTATTGAATTAATGGCAACTGACGTAGCGGGATTCCATCTACCAGTACCAAAGATTTGATAACCATTTGTACTATTGGTCGAAGTTCCGGATTCAAACATAAAGTGTTTACTACCAGTCGTCGAAGTATAATTAAAAATATAAACGGATTCATTGCTAAATACATCAGAAGTTGCGGTATTACCAACTCCTTCTAATTGGCTGGCGCCATCTGCTTCAACTGCAGTTCCAGTGCCGTACCACCTAGTGCCGCTTCTATTCGTGTTTGTACCATTAAAGTAAATTTCATAACTTTCATTAACGCTTGATTGTGAGCCTCTCACTGAAAGTACAACAAGAAGGTCTGTGTATGTAGCAGGAATACTGCTAAACACAACGGTTGATTGGTCAGAGGTTAAGGTCTTAGTTTCTATTAAAGTAAGAGTATTTGGCATTAAATTGCCTTTCTAGGAATGTAATCAATTAGGCGCATAGTATTCCATAAAGTTCATAGGTGTCCCCAACTTTTTGTTTATTGGAGGTTGGGTCCCAAAACAATTCTAGACTCGTTATTGCAGCGTTATTTATTCGCGTATTTACATTATATTCTACATGGTCACTATTACTGCTAAAGGTTTTTGAGATTATAATTTTGTGGGTGTTTGCACTTGCATAATTCATTATATGCAAAATTAAACCGCTTTGATTAGAACCTACCTGTGCTTGGAAAAACCGTGCAGTTGCTTCGTTAGCAGTACGAACCGAAGCGTCAGTACTGCCTATACCTGAAATGTTTGTCATTCCCCAATATGTATTAGTACTATCATTATTTACAGTTACTTTATAAGCGTTAACAGCATTGCTAGTTGGTTGTGTTCGGACTATTAAAACTAAATCCGTATAACCACTAAATGAATTAAAACTTACAATATCAGTAGCAGAAGTTAAAGTATTTTTAGCAAGTGAAACATATGTAGCGGGCATATTTAACTATCCTTCCAATCCGTATAGGGCAAATTTAGAATATTGACTAAAGAGAGTACCATTTTCAGGGTAAAATCTAAGTATATTTACTGCGTTTAATTTATTTGTACCTAGCCACATTCCAGTACCAAAGACTATACGTCCAGGCACCCCACCCCTACCCGTTCCATCTCCATTCAAATCTACTCCACCAAAATATTTTGCTACTTTTACTTTAGTAGTACTAGCATAATTTGTAATATCAATAATACCAGCGCCCCAAGAACCTGGGGATGCATTTGTACCAAGTCCAGTATTAAATGCTATGGAATCATTATCTCCTCCAGTTGTTGGATAATTAGCCGAATCTGTAATAGCACCAGTTCCTCGAGCAAAATGATGAACGTATGCCGTTGATGAAGTATCAAGAGTATTACTACTACCCATTCGCATTCTTAATTGGTCAATTCCATAAGTGCTTCTGTTATCTTGCGCTATGTATCTAATCTGTAGATGTTTATAGGTTGAAGGTATTGAAGTAAATTCTACATATGCTGTTCCTCCCGAACCTACATCTGCAGTTGCAATAGACTTAAAAGAATTAGTAGATATTGTAGAAGCAGTTTTACCAGAAGCAATAATTCCTAGTATTGGCATTAGGCTATATCTCCAATCACATACCATACATCAGAACCTTCATAAATTGCAGTTGCTGATGAATATTGAGCACGAAGTTTAGGTGCTGCTGCGGTGGCTCCATTACTTCTAATTGTTACTCCAGAACCAGCGGCAAATGTTACTTGACCAGCACCTTTTTGTATAATATTAAGTTGTGAGCCAGTGTTATAAGCAACTGATGATGCTGGTGGAATTGTGTATGTTTGAGCGGATGCATTTGATGCTGTAACAAGTTTACAGTCATCGGCTAAGACGAATGTGTAAGTTGTTCCAGTCTGAGCATTAATCGCCAAATCAACTTTAGGGTCAGTTAAAGTTTTGTTTGTAAGCGTTTGAGTACCAGTAAGTGTTGCTACTGATGTTGATAATGTATTAGTTCCACTTGATAAATCTTTGTTTGTTAATGTTTGTGAATCAGTAAGTGTCGCAAGTGAAGATGGAAATGTGTTGGTTCCACTTGATAGATTTTTATTAGTAAGTGTTTGGGCGGTTGAAAGGTCTGTTGTAACTGCTGTATCAATAGATACGGATACAGTACCAGAAGTTCCACCACCTGTTAACCCTGTCGAGGCTGTTACACCCGAAATGTCACCAGCGACGTTATCTGCGTTAGTTCTAGCGCGACTCATTAGGCTATATCTCCAATCACTAAGAAAGTATTACTTGCTGTACAAATTGCTGTTGCGCTTGCATATTGCGCTCTTATCTTTGGAGCGGTGGCTGTTGCACCAGTTGAGTTAATTGTAACACCTGCACCTTGTGCAAATGTTACCTGACCTGCCCCAAGTTGAGCAAAGTGTATTTGTTGTCCTGCACTATACACGGAAGGCGGTAAGGTTAATGTAATTGCAGATGCATTTGTAAGAGTTACAAACTTATCTTTATCACTAAGCACGGTAGTATATGTTGTGCCTGTCTGAGCATTTAATGTAAGGTCTAGCGTTGTTATACCAGTAGTAGGAGCCGCCCACTTAACGCCAGTTGTCTGAGTTGAATCTGCTGTAAGTACATAATCGTTTGTACCAACTGCTAACCTTCCAATTGTATCACTTGCTGTTCCTACAAGTAAGTCACCCTTTGCATCAATAACTGTTACTGTCAGGGCATTGGATACATTGAATGGTGTATATGAAAATACTTCTACAACATCGCTAGCAGCAAGGGCTGGAGATAGTCCAGTAACTGTTGTGCCAGTGCTTGCAGTATAGTCATCACCGCGAACAAGTCTTACACCGTTAAGGAATACTTCTTCCCACCCTGCTGTATAAGATAATGATATTGAGTTATCATCTGTTCCAGATAATGTTGTTTCTCCGCCAGACATTGTTTTCTTCCAACGGCTGACTGTAATAGTAGATGTCAGTTCTTGCCATGCTGAACCATTCCAAGCATAGAACTTGGTTGCTGCTGTATCAAAGTAGATAGCACCAGTAAGTAAAGCGTTGCCATCATTATCGGTTGATGGAGCAGTTGCCTTAGCACCTAGATATCTATCATCAAATGAATCATATGACGCTGCAGCAGCAGATGCACTAGCAGCAGCGGCGGCTGCATCAGCAGCGACAGATGTAATAATTGTATCTGCGTATGCTTTTGTAACCGCATCTGTATTAGCAGTTGGTGTACCTAATCCCGTAATCTTGTTGGTTCCCATAGCAATAGCACCAGTCATAGTGCCACCTGCTAGTGGAAGCATTGTATCTGCGTATGCCTTAGTTGCTGCATCTGTATTAGATGTAGGTGTTCCAAGACCAGTAACCTTATTTGTACCCATTGCTAGGTTGCCAGTCATTGTAGAGCCAGCCTTAAGAACTACTGTATCTGAGAAGTTTGCTGTATCAGCAAGTGCTGCAGCAATTTCATTAAGAGTATCTAATGTAGAAGGTGCTCCATCAATAAGGTTATTGATTTGAGTGTCTACATAAAGTTTAGTAGAAGCATCAGCATTGGATGTAGGTGTAGCAAGGTTAGTAATCTTCTGACTATTTAATGATACTGAACCAGTAGGCGCAGCCATTTGGTCTAGTCTAGATGTTCTTACTTGTGTATCAAAGTCTGAGATAGTTGATGCTGTTTGGCTACCAGTATGGTTAGCACGAGCCAATGGGTCAGTTGCTAACTTGCTTAGAGCAATTGCTGCTGAAGCATTGATATCAGCATTAACAATTGTTCCATCTGCAATCATAGTAGATGTAACTGTACCTGAATCTGCTGCAGTAATTGCAGTTCCAGAAATCTTAGTCTTGTCAATAGCAGCAGATGCACTAATGTCAGCATTGACAATAGTTGAGTCCGCAATCATTGTTGAGGTAACAGTTCCAGTATCTCCTTGAGTTACTGCTGTACCTGAAATTTTAGTAGATGCAATGGCTGCTGCAGAGTTGATGTCTGCGTTTACAATAGTGCCATCGGCAATCATGGTGCTTGTTACAGTACCAGTATCGGCTGCTGTAATAGCAGTGCCTGTTACTTTAGCAGGTGCTATAGAGCCAGCAAGCATTGTGTTGGTTACTGTACCAGTATCAGCAGCGGTAATTGCTGTGCCTGAAATCTTTGTTGCTGCAATAGCAGCGCTAGAATTAATATCGGCATTAACAATTGTACCGTCAAGAATCATTGTACTGGTCACTACCCCAGTATCAGTAGTCTTTACGACGTTAGCAAGAGTGATACCATGCGCTGTTGTAGTACTCTCGATGTGGTCATTAGCCTCTTGTAGGTCTCGACCAATAATCATATGGCGTACTGCTGCACCAGCGGAGTGGGCTACAGCCGTTGAGCCGTCTCTTCCGCGAGTAATAGTAAGTGTGTTGCCAGAAGAATAGTTACTTATATCTACAATTTCTTCATTGGCTGTATCTGGGTCGATAACAACTGTGTATGTTTCAGTTGATGCAGGTGTCTTTCCACCCATTAGTTGTGAACCAGAGATTACAGTCATCGTTGAATCTGATGATGTAATTGCTGATGCTAGTGTCGTTTGTTGAGAACGAGAGGAGTATTTGCGTATTGTCATTTAGTTCCCTATCGGCTGTAGTGGACGCGGATTGGATATTGATTTTGTTGGCGTGACGTTTCTTCTTTCAAGCGTTGTGTATACAAAGCATACAACTGCTTGGTCGCAGTATTCGACGCACCAAATGGACGCTTGCTATCTGTCTCGTCTGCTTGTGGGCTGATTTGGGCAGCACGAGCAGGGTCTAGATATGTTAGCAAACGATATGCGGCCCCAAGGATTATGACATCCTTACATGATTCTGGTAAACCAGTTTGTGTGGCAAAGTCTTGTGAGTTAGAAGTAAAGGCTTCTGCGTCTGTAGCATAGATTACTTTAACTGTTCTTCCAGGTGTAATATAATCACCGATAGTAATTGTTTGTGCATTAGCGGCAAAAGCAGTGGAGTCTGCTTTAGAATCCCAAGACCATTTGCGTACTGGAATCCATTCTTCAGATGGACCAACGGACTGCCACATGATACTTAGGACATTTGAAATAACATATCCATCATAAATATTATAGGTGGTAACTGGTGCTTCATAGGTAAATGTCATGCTTTTAACAGCAAACATGGAAGAGCCAGTAGAACGAACAGTATCGTTAATTGCTTTTTTAACTGAGTTACGTGGAAATACTGGAGAGATAGCAACCTTAGAATCAGCAGCGTGTGTGCTGGCAGTTGTTCCTAGATATCCTCTACCGTAAGGAGATACCGTAGCAGTATTAGCAATACGGTCAAATGTATCAATCCACATTAACTCTTCGCCAATTTCTACAATACCCTTACCGACTGATTCGGTAGAACCAAGGCTAAGAATTGTAGGTGATGTAGATGAAGATGTGGTTGTAGACACCGCAGTTTTAAGATAGGTTGTTCTTTCTTGTTGGTATGTATAGCCAGAAAGATTAATTAATACTTCATCGATAAGATTAGATAGTGTAGTTGTCATTAGGCGTCTATGCTCCGTAATGCAGCAGGTGCTGCTAGTCCAGTGGTTCCAGCAAGTTCATTACAGATACCATCAATGTCTTTAAATTTATCTCTAGTGCGTCCTGCTTCTGCTTTGATATTAAGAGCACCTACGGTTGCAAGTCCAGTAGTGCTAGCATAAACGTTAGCAGCACCCTGCTCATCTAATCCTGTTGTACCAGCAAGACGGTTAAGTTCTGCTGCCAGGCTACTACCTGCTTTACCAAGTGCCATTATGTGTCCTATCTAGGTGTAATTATTTTCTTATCAGGGGTGATAAGTTTTGACTTAGGCTCTTCCTTAGGTTTACCAAAGAATGCGTTGTAATAATGTTCATCAAATGAGAACCGCTTCATATGTGGGGCTAATGCACCAGTATGAGCATATAGTGGAATCTCTGCTTTATCGCATAGGGCAAAGAAAAATATATCTTCACCTATAAACTTAGTTCCTCTACCCATTTCCATAAATACTTGTCCATCTTGAGATGCTTCACGAACCTTTGGTACGATACTGCGGTGCATTAATACAAATCCCATACCCGCCGCATCAACCTTAATTAGTTGATTTACTGGCATTGGGTGAACTCTGGTTAATCCAAATCCACCCTCATCTCCAACTATAAAGTTAAAGATTGTAGGCATTGGAATCATTAAAGGTTCTTCTGGATTATCTGTAGTAAAATATATTCCAGTAACAATTGGACGCTTTTCAGCATCCTTGTTATCCCATAATAATTTAAACTTTTCTGGACTAATTACTACATCTGAGTCTACCCATAGTAGCCATTCGTAATCAGTCTTATCATACCAGTAATCAATTACTGTCTGTCGTTGTCTGGCAATTTGGTTGCCTTGACTTCTTAAAGATGTAGCAAATTCTACGCCAGACTTTAACATAACATCTGTTACGCCTTGCATAAACTTGCCATCTACCATTCCATTATCGCACCATACTAGTGCAATAGAATCTTTTTTGCTCATAGTCCCCTGTGTCCCTATTTCTTTTTTCTTGCTACAGCAGCATTATCAATCAAGTTTGGATAAGGTCTGCCTGCTGCTTTAGCCCTAGCCTTTGCTGCACTTTTCTGTGCTGGCGTTAATTTCTTAGATGTTTTCTTAGGATTTTTTTTATCCCAAAATGCTTTCTTTACCATTTGACTTTATCCGCCCAATATGCTGCAGACATTTTACCTTTAGCAATATTCTTTCTATGACGTGCTTTAAAAGATTTCTGTCTTGCTGTAGGTTGTCTGTCTCCAGTAACACCTTGCTGACCAAATCTAATTGTCTTTACTTGACTTCCCTCTTTGGCTACAACTACGTGTGATTTAGTAGGATGCTTAGGAGTACGCTTTGGTTTATTAAAACCAGACACTCCTGCTCTAGCGAGCCTTGAGTCCTTTTTGTTTTCCATGCTCCCCATACTTTCCTAAGATTGACCTAATGGTTCCGTTCTTGTTCAACCGAACCACTAGACCATTCTTAATTTGAACTGGATTAAAACCATCGTGGCGTTTATGACTACCACTAGAAGACATTACTTCTTCTTACCCATTTTTTTCATGGCCATCTTCTTCATGCCCATTTTCATTTCCATTTTTTTCTCAGCCTTAGATTCCATCTTCTCACCCTTAGCATAAGCCTTAGCAGCCTTCTTGCCCTTGGCGGTATATGGGAACTTCTTATTTCCTACTTTTGGCATTAGATTTGTCCTATCTCTTTCATTACGGCTGCGGCTTTTGGTGTTATGTCCTTCGTCTTAGGCATAGTGTCCGCATTATACGCTTTGCCTAAAATCTCCGATGCTTTATGTGCTTCTTCTACGTGACGCATAGTTGTGCCTGCTGGTTGTATACCTTGTGCTCTAGCGTCTTTATAAGCGTTAAGTTCTGCAGTCCATTTTTTATCTGGAATATCTCTTTTAGCGTCTCCTGCATTAACTTGTAAATTCATTACCTTACATCCAAAACATCCTTCGACTTCTGTCGGATGGTCTTGCCAGTGATATGCCATATTTGTCCCTTATACTGCTGTGAAATTAGCCTCAGTTATTCCTAAACCAGATGATATTAGTGCAGCCTTGGTAGTATCATCTACTATATGTTCATGGCCACCGATATAGAATTCATCATAGTTTGCTATATCTTCGTCCAATGGAAATCTTACCTTAGAATAGGTAGCCCCACTCTTGGCAATACTAACACCTTTATTTAGTTTATAGAAGTAAAACAGTCTATGCTTACCGATAGGTGCTTCCTGTACAACTGGTGTTGTAAATGTATAGTCTGCCATTATTCTCCTTATAGTGGATTTACTATAAGACAGGGAGATTGCTCCCCCTGCCCTATCGTCAATCAACTAAGCGATTGATGAACCTGATTCGATTCGGTATAGTGCCTCTTCGCGGTAGCGAGCAAAGCCTAGTACGCCGTACCAACCCATTGGGCGGTGACGCATCAAGCGGTCAACTACTGGTCCGATAACTACATGTGGCTCTTCTGCCACTGCCTCAGCAAGTGCTTGCTGTCCTGCAATGATTGTGCGGTACACCTTTGCAGATGAAGAACCGTCAGTTGCAGAGTAAAGGCGTGGAGACTCTACGAAGTATGCACCTTCGTATGTTCCGATTTCTCCTGCCCAGATGCGGTCTTGTGAAGAACCGTATTGGTTAGGAAGCAACCATCCTGCTGAACCTGTCTCAGCACGTAGGTCGTGGGATACCTCTGGGTGTAATCCAGCCCAGTATAGTGAACCCTTGCGTCCATTAGCCTTGTTAGCACGCAACTTAGCAACAGCCTTACGGATGTTTGCTGAAGAAAGTGTAGCGGCTGCTGTGATGGTTGCAGTTGATGTTGCTGTTGAACCTGAGTAGATTACATTTGAACCGCCACGCAATGTTGTCATTGCTACGGAGTCAATAGAATCTGCTAGGTTGTAAGCGATAATGTTTGCGATTGCAGGGTCAACATCTGCAAGAGAGAATAACTCTAATGCACGTGTTACCAACACTGAGTTACCGTACTCTGCAAGAGTAATGGTTACTGATGTTGGTGTTGACATTGCTACTGCATCTGGGTCAGTTGTTTCTGTTAGAGCAGTTGTTGCTGCTGAAAGGTCAACATAACGTTGTAGAACAACGGTTGAGCCAGGGATTGCTTGACGGGCTGGGCGCTTATCTGCGACTGAACGAATTAGTGGTTCAGAGCGGAGAGCGAATTCTAGAAGACGGTCATACGCCTTCTGTACTAGACCAGCACCACCAGCGGTTCCTCCGAGATTGTCAGAGGCTGTTGATACATATGCCATTCGTCACCTCCAGTGACTAGAAACTATGATGATTGTTGTGAACGAAGAACATCTAACAATGCATCCATAGAATCTGCATTGTCAATTCTTGAGTTAAGTTCTTCCATTCTGTCTGGAGTAAACGCACCTTGTGTTAGAACATCCTGTTGCCTTAGGGCAGCACGGTCTTGTTCTGGCATGTTGGCTTCATCTTTCTGTACTTTAATTCCGAATAAATCTGCATTATCATCGAGCCAGTTAGAAACTGTCTCCTCGTTAACATCATCGATATCCTTAAGAATTAAGCGTGCAGCCTTAGCGTTTACGCCTTTCTTTTCCAGGACTTCTTTGACGGTTCGCTCACGCTGCACTTTGGATAATCCTTCAAGTTGCTCAGTGAGTTCCTTAATACGCTTCTCGTCGGCTCTCTTTGCTTTCCGTAACTTTTTAATCAAGTCACTTCCATCACCAGAGAAACCTTGGTCAGTATCTAGGTCTTCGTCTTCGTCTTCCCAGTAATTGTTGCTCATAGCAACTACCACCCTTCTATTCGTTGTTAGTCGCAGGCCACAGTTCAGTTCGGGGAAACTGGCTGGCTCCTACTGTCGGTCTTATACGCTGCATTGGGCCGATAGGTCAATGTCAGGATTCTAGTATTGTCCGCCTGGTGTGCTAAGTAGCGACGCCTTTGTAGTTCCAGACTTACCAGAGAATGATGCAATTTCTCTCTCAGTAAGTGCTTTACGTTTACGTTGCGCTGAGGCTAGAGTATTAAATACTTCTTGTTCTGCCTCTGCTTGGTTATATCCAGGAAGTGTTGTTCCGTAGATTTCGCTTAACTTCTGTGCGGTAGGTAGGATATCTGCAATTGTTGCATATCCCTTTTGTGCTTCGGCTTGTGTGATTCCTTGTGCTGCTAGTTGTTCTGCTACAGAAACACCAGTCTCAAGTCCTTGTACTCTTGCGGCTACGCCAATTTCGGCTGCTGCAATCTGACGTTGAATCTTAGGTAATTGCTGATTAGGGTCAAGAACATAGGCAACCATGTCGGCTGAGCCAATTCCATAATAATCTTTAAGTGTTCTAGCAATTGCAGGGTCAGCATTCTGAACTCTCTGAACTGCCATAGATACACGAGTTGATAACTCTGATGGAGATACATCGTTCTCGATAAACTGCCTTACATATGCATCATTGTCAAATTGAGTTAGACCATATGCACGGAGTGTTTGGCGATAAGCATCTTCGTTAGCAAGATATTCCGCAGGAGTAAGAACACTTAAGTTCTTTTTAATACGTGCAGCATTTGCTGCAAATCGTTGCTGATACTCTGGGGTATTCTGAAGTTCTAATGTAATTGTGTCTTCTGAATATCCTTGACGAGCAAGGTCGAGAACCTTGGCTCCAAGAGTAGCAAGACCATACTTAGCAAATCTATCCGCTACAATTTTTCCTACAGACTCACGTTGCGCTGCTACACGTTCTGCTTCTGCTGCAGCCTTTGCTGCATCTTCTGCTGCCTTCTGTTGCGCTGCTGTATTTGCTGCCGCTAATGCTGCTGCATTTGCATTTGCTGCTGCTGCGGCTGCGGCATCTGCCGCTGCTTGTGCTGCTGCAAGTTGAGCAAGAAGTGCTTGTCTATCAGCATCTGCTGCTGCAAGAAGTTCTGCTTTAATTCTTTCAAGTTCTGCTGCACGTGCTGCTGCTTCTGCATCTGCTTTAGCCTTAGCCTCTGCTGCCGCTTTTTCTGCTGCTGCTAGTGCATCTGCTGCGGCTTTGTCTGCTGCGGCTTTGTCTGCTGCGGCTTTGTCTGCTGCGGCTTTGTCTGCTGCGGTATTGCCAGTAGAACCTGTAGCACCAGTTGAACCAGATACTGGGGTAACTCCAGCAGCCTTGGAAATTGTTTCAAGTTTTGCTGCGCTTACTCCTGATGTAGGAGAAAAGGGATTTGTTCCACCAGTTACTCCACCAGCATAAGTGCTAGTTGCGGTTTTGGTAGCAGTATTAACAACTGGAATCTTAACTATTTGGCCAACATTAATTTTATTTAGGTTGGTAATTTGTGGGTTAGCGGCTGCAATAGCAGCAACGCTTACTCCTGCTTTTGCGGCAATACCAGATATTGTTTGACCTGATTGTACTTTAGTTGTGCTAGCAATAGGGACTTTAGGAGCAGCCATGTTTACGCCAATCCAAGGTCACGAAGGACCTTTAATGATAGTGAGTCTACGGTTTTTCTAGCACCGTCTGTCTTTTCCCAACGAGGGTCTTGACGAAGTTCAGTTTCAAATTGCCATATTGGTTTAACTGCTGGCTTGCCATCAGGTCCGATATACTGTAAAGCCCGACGAAGAGTAGGGTCGTTAAATGTAATACTGTCTGCATCAATCTCTAATATGTTAGCCATAGAAGATTTATAGGCTGAGGTTAATGCCTCAACACTAGTTCCTTTATTTATCTGGTCAGCATAGACTGGAAATGCACTAGATGCATCTCTACGAATCTGTGCTTGAATATCATCAGCAGTTGTTGTGCCAGAGAATATACCCTGAGACCATGCATCTAAACTTTTTTGGGAGTATGACATACCAAAAGCATCAGCATATTCTTTAAGACTCTGAACGCTACCTAGTGTCGAACCACCAATTGGCTTACCCTTAGCAGCAATCAAAGCATTAAGGTCTACCTGTGTATCGCTAAGTCCTTTAAGATATGCATCTTCTAGAGTAGCATCAGAAACAGTTATACCTCTAGCGGTAAGACGTTTCTTCTGTTCAAGTTTATATGCCTCAAGTTCTTGAGCATATACACCTGGCTGAGATGCTTTTTTCTTTTGGCGTGTCTGCGCATTAGAAGTAAGATTCTTGTAATAAGTAGTCTTATAGTATTCTAATTCTGCGTCAGTTGTATTGCCAGCCTTCCATAGGTCAAATACCTTTTTAAGTTCTGGAAACTGCTTGATTAAATCAGCGGTAATACCAAATGCTGTGTCTGCCACATTAACCTCCTAGTCCTGATAGGAAGTCTGCAAAGTCAAGACTCTGCTTCTCCGCTAAATCTTGTGGGGCCTTTTCTTCTACACTCTTCTTAATTAAGGCTTGGGCTTTTTCTTTAGTATATCCAGGTTTGGTTTCTGTAACAGTTTTACCGCCAACTTTCTTGGTGGTTGTAATTGTTCCAGCATCAATCATTCCCTGAATAGCAGTATAGAATTCTTTGTTCTCGCTATCTGTAGCCTTACGGCCAAGAACGCTTTTAAGTGTATCGTCAATCAAAGATTGAATCTCTTCTGGTTGGAATAGATACTTCTGTACAGATACCTTAGGCTTATTTTCGTCGCCTACACCTTGGTTCTTCGAATACCATTGTAGATATTGTTCAGGTGTTATCTTGCGAGAACCTTTAGATTTTGTATACCAGTCTCCAGCACCATCTACGGCGAGTTCATAAATTGCTGCAGCCTTAAGTGGGTCTACATTACCATAGCCATACTTGCCAAGAGTTCTAATCCAATTAGCCTCAACAGTTGGGTCAGTATAATAACTTGATTTTAAATCACTAGCCTTAGCAGTCTCTGATTCAATCTCTAGTTTCATTCCGCTTCTTTTAAGCGTAATTGTTTTCTTCTTGCCAGCACCAACAAAGACTTTTCCAGCAGTAGAGGCTGTACCACCGCCCCTTAGATTATCTAATGCTTCGCTCACTCTACAGGCCTTTCGTTAAATCATCATTTTCAAGGATACGATTGTATACTCTACTGAATGATATATATTCATCTAGTAATCCACCAGTAAATGTGTCCCACATTTCTTTGATGTCTTGATTTTCTACAGCATTTATAGATTTACTATTTCTACCTGCAAGTATACTACGGACATACTCACGTCCCTCAAGATAGTCAGACATACCCTGCAAGTCTGCTCTTCCAGAAACTCTAGGGTCAGAGATTATACCATTAGCAAACTTCAGGAAGTTGTATACCTTTTGAGTATCAATCTTTCCGCGAACCTCTGCCCATTCTGGATTCTCTTCGCTAAGTTCTTGAATAAACTGACGCTTACGGTCAGCCAAATCTTCCGCTGCCTTCACATTTAAACTAGGTAGACCTCTTCCAATACGCTCTGCTTCAAGGATATCCATACCTTTGTTGTAGGTAATCCAACCTTTTTCTGCCTGAGTAGAAGCAATTGCATCATATGGGTCCTGTGATTCACGGAACTTCTTTGTGCTTCCAGGAGCAACTGGTGTACCACGTTGACTTTGATATACGCTAGGTGAAAATTCACCAGCGTTAGCATCGCCTACAATGAACCAACCGTACTCTGGATTCTTAGCAATCAAGTCAGATAGTTCACGAGAACGTTTCTCTGCCTCGATTGTAGCAGCAATACCAGTATTGTTCTTAGATAGACTTGTAGAGAATATAAAGTATTCTTCTCCATATGTATCATAGAACTTCTGAGATGCATTCTCAGGGTCTTCTTCACGAAGTCTGTGCCACTCATCGATATAAAACTGATAAGGAGAACGAGTATTTGTAGCGAAAGGTAGGGTTAGTTTAGCCGCTGCTTCTAAAGCAAGGATCT